TTTTCCCGCCGTAGGAAACTTTATCCCCGGCCATGTAGCTCCGCAGGGCCGTCCAGCTGTCATAGCTGACCTTTGCCCAGCTCGGCAGCTTGGAGTACAGCGGCGTCTCGTCCGCGTTGACCGTGTAGTAGCTCACCCGGCCCAGATGGATCTCCGCCACCTGCTGCCGGGGCACGGTGCAGCGGATGATCATCCCGTAATCAATTGCAATGCCTTGCGCCTGCTCCCTGGGAATCGTGATGCTCAGATCATACCGGCCGCTCCCCTCCCAGGTCACCTCTGCCACGCTGGGCTTCAGCTCGATGCCGCGCGCGGAGAAATCCGTCTGTCCACTGGGATATAGCTGGATCATGTCATCACCTTCCGCTTATAAATATCTCCACCGGGGCTCGATCACCAGCTGGGTGATATCGCCCGTCCACTGCACTGTATTTTCTCCCGGCGCGAGCAGCGGGAAGTCCCCGCGGCACGCCCCGACCACCGGCGCGGACCCGTTCAGGATCCACTCCGTCTCGCTGTCCGCCGTCCATCCGCTCACAAGGTCAGGGATGGTCAGTGCCTTCCCGCCCATGCGGAGCGTCACCAGCCCGCTCCCGGTCAGCGTGATCCGCGGGCGCGCCGTCAGCTGCCCGGGATTTGTCACCGTCGTGCCGGCGCTGGTCACAGTGATGCTGCTTTCCTCCCGCAGCCGCTTGACCGGCTCGCAATAAAACTGAACGTCGCCCGACCACAGCGGGAGGTTCCGGCTCACCTTTTCGAATGTCACCGCATTGATGATCCGCGCCCGCTGCATCAGCTCCGGCTGGATATCAAAAGTCACAAAGCCATCCCCGCGCAGCCATGCCTCCACAGCGGGCAGGTTTTCCGCGCCCTCTACGGTCACGGTCACGGTCTGAATGTAAGAGTTGTAAATATCCTCACCCTCCACCTGGGTGAGCTCGCCGGAGCGCCCGGGGATGGTCACATGCTCCACCCGCTCCTCCGGCCGGATCACCGGCACCCGGTTCGGCACCCGGCAGTGCGCATGCCGGCTGTCCTGTCCTTTCCAGATAAAATAGTGGATCATGCGCTGTCCTCCTTAGCTTCCGTATCCTCTCCGGCTCTTCGCGTTTCGCTTCGCGATGGCGTCCGCGAGGCTGTCCACTTCCAACCCGTTGTTCAGGTTCACGGATCCAAAGTAAGTATTACTGTTGTAAGTGTAGCTTTTGTTCTCACGCGCCGGCATCACGCGCTCCCCGCGGTGCAGCATCGCCATATACCCATCAAATGGCACATACGGCAGACCGTTCGCATGGTTCCCGTCCGGGCTCACCCAGCCGGCAGGCGTCCGGATGCGTCCGGTACTTCCGCCCATGGCCGGCACCAGCACCACCGGCACGCTCACCGTCCCGATGTCAGCCGCGATCTGCTTCCCGGCGCCCTCTGCCACCTTGGGCTCCGTCGGCACCTCCACAGGCTTTCCGCCGGTGATCTCGTTGGCGATCAGCTCGTTGGCCCGCTTGGTATTCTGAAAGCTTGACCCGAACAGCCCGCCGGGGTTGAGCTTCATCATCTGGTTCATGGCTTCCTCGGAGGCCTTCTGCTCCGCCGTCTTCTGCCGGGTAAACCGCTCAATCAGCGGAATCCCAAGCAGGACGCCGCTCCCGACCATGCCCATCGTGCTGGTGAGTCCGCCGGCAACCAGTCCGGCAGCCCCTCCGCCCAGGCCCGCCGTCAGGGCCGTCGTCGTGGCGTTCGTGACCGCCTTCCCGGCCGCCGCGGCTGCCGTCGATGTCGCTGTCACGCCCCTCAGCAGATTCAGCTCTTTCAACCCGTTGACCACCTTCCCGATGTTCGCGGCCATCTCCGTGATCTTCAGCCCGCCGAAGGCAATGCCGATCGCTCCCAGGGCAGTGACGACACTGTCCTTGTTCTCCACCACCCAGCCCAGCACATCCGTGATGGTATCGGCGTTTTCCGCCCAGAACTGGGCCTTCAGCTGCTGGATCTCCTGTTCCACGCTCTTGATGGCGTCATCCGCTTTGCCCAGCTTGTCGATCTGCTCATCCGTGAGCACGGTCTGCTCGCTCAGCATCCGCTCATACTCTTCCCGCCCGGCCTTAAAAAGCGGGCGCAGCTCGCGCCAGCTCCGGCCGAAAAGGGTCTGCGCGGCGGCCTCCTTGTCAAAGGCTTCCCCCAGGCTCATCAGGGCTTCGCCGGTCTCCCAGAAGAGATCCTCGGAGGTCTGCCCCTCAAGGCTGATCCCCAGCACCTCTTCCAGACTCTTCTTGCCATTGTCCCCGGCCAGCGCCTTGTTCATCCGGCTGCGGGCGTTCAGGATCGCGTCCACCGGCGTATCAATAAATTCCGCCACCTTGGTCATCCGCTGGTAGCTGTCCGCCGTCAGGCCCATGTCCTCATACTTGGCCACGGTGGTCAGGATCTCATCGGCCAGACCGGTGCTGCCCTTAGCGCTGTTGATCAACCTCTTCCCGAAGTTAATCGCTGCCCTGGCCCCGTTTTCCAGCTGGCTGGTGATCTTGCCGATGCCCTCGGCCACATTGTCCCAGGCGACGCCCTTGCCGATCTTCCCGACCTCGGTGCCAAGATCCCTGGCGTTGCCCTCCGCGCCCTTCATGCTGGCGCTGATCTCCATCAGCTTGCTCCGGGCCTGCATGACCTGCTGCTGCATCCGCTGGAACTCGGTGGACGAAGCGCTCACACCGTTCCGCTTCATCGCTTCCAGGGCCGCTTCCGCCTGCTTGACGACCTGCTGCTGGGCCTTCATCTGCTGGGCGAGGATCTTGGATTTGTTTTCCAGATAGACTTCCGCGTCTCCCGTCGCCTTCAGCTGGGCCTCGTTCATCTTCAGGGCTTCGTCAAAGGTTTTGACCGCAGCCTTGCTCTCGTTGATGCCCTTCTTGAATGCGGAGACTCCGCTGACTCCCATCTGGACGCTTACGCCTGCCATATCCTCACTCCCTTATCAGCATGTGCTGCTGGTCATCATACTTCCGGCGGTACGCAAACAGGTCATATACCGCCCCGGGCCGCAGCTTGTGGATCTCCGCAAGGCTCAGCCCGGCGATCAGCCCCCAGCTGACCACCAGCAGATAGGTCAGCCGCCCGTCGCTTCTTTTTTTTTCATTTCCTCAAGGACCACGTCCACCGGCCCCTGCTCCCGATCTTCGGCCTCCGCGACCTCGCTGGCCATGCCTTCGTTCATGGCTGCCACGCAGGCGTTCACGGCCTCGGCCAGATCCGTGGGCCGCATAGACCGCAGCACCTTCCGGTCGGTCAGATCCGGCTTTTCGCCGTTTTCCTCCAGCCCCGCGTTCCCCAGGATCCGGATCATCTTCGCCAGAGCGTCCAGATGCTCAGGCCCGGCGTACTTGTCCGTGCTGTCCGGGTTGTCCTTATCCCGCCCGAAAAGCGTATACTGCAAATCGCCCAGGGGCCCGATCTCCTCCTGGACGGTTTTCATTTCCAGAACCGTGTAGAGCAGCGGGATCCGCCGCCCCTTCAGAATGATCTCCGCCATTTTCGTTCCTTCCTTCTTCGTCAAAAAAAGCCGGAAGCGGAGGGAACGCACCCCTCCGCCTCCGCGCAGTGCATCAGGTGATGCCGGCCTTGCCGTTCACCCAGGCGATCGCCGCCGTCTTGGTTTCGAAGGTCTTATGCACCGCATACACGACCTTGCCGTCCGCAGCCAGCACGACGCCGGATCCGATACCGCTCAGCGTCGGCGTCCGCCACTCAATGGTCTGCTCCTTCGTCCGGGTTTCCTCGCTGGAAACGCCGAACTTGATCTTGTAGTACCACCAGCCTTCATAGCTGGTCACGACGCCGCTGTCTCCGGTCGCCCGCATTACGCGGACATAGCCGAAGCCGACGTCCGGAGCCGCGTCCGCGGTCACGGAATACTCGCCCGTGGATCCGCTGGAAACGACCTCGCCGAGCAGCAGCGCCCGCGCCGCATCGGTCAGACCCGTGGGCTCGAAGTCCAGGGTATATCCGTTGATGCCGTTGTCGCTGTCCAGCTGAACATCGTCCCCGAAAAAGCGGCCGTCAGAGCGGTCCCAGCTCAGGCTGGCGCTCACCGCCTCGGCGATCCTCGCGCCGGCGCCGTATGTGATGCCAGTTCCCTCCGTGTAGGCGCTCACCGGCGCGGCCACGGGGTGCAACATCCCAATATTAGCGTTCATTCAGTTTTCCCTCCCCATTGCTTGCGATAATGGCCTCGAAAAGCGACTCCGCCGTCCGGATGATCGCTTCCTCGGCTTTTGGTTTTCCCTTCGTCACCGCGCGGCGCATGAAGGGCTGTTTCTGCATAAAAGATGTTCCCGAATTGATGGCGTTGGCGATCACCGGGATGGGCTTGGCCCTGATGCCGCTGGCGGTTTTGTAGTTCGTCCGCGCAGTGGCTCTCGTGTGATTCCAGGGGGTGCTGGCGTATCCGCTGTTCTGGTAGCCCACGGATGTGTTGACCTCGCTGCCGTTCTTTTCAAACTTGGCGATGCCCATGCCCTCCGCCACCTGCAGGATGGCCTTTTCCTCCGGGCTCGGCAGGCGGGTTTCTCCGGGCTTTGCGTATTTAAACGGCGCCGTCCGGATCCCGTTTACCTCGCCTCGCACGGTGTCCGCCATCACGCCGGCCCCGTTGTACAGGGACAGGCTCGCCACCGGCTGGGCGTTTTCCTCCAGCGCGTTCAGAATGGCGGCGACCTCTTCCAGGCCGTCCGCCTTCATCACGTAGGCCATAAGCCTCAGCTCCCCTCGTTCGTCACCCAGCACACCCACTCGATGTGAAAAAGCCCGGTTTCGGTCTCGGGCTGGAAACTGTTCTGCTCCCAGCCGTTTCCGCAGATTTCCGTCAGCACGGTTTCAATTTCAGGCACCATGGCGTCCCGGTCCGAAAGCATCGCGAAGAACAGATCTACGCTCGCCTCCCAGCTCCGGTCGCACTTTGCGCCGTCCCCGTTCAGTCTCCCCGCCTCAAAGTCCAGGCTCACCACGCCATAGGCCCCTTCCGGCCGGGGCTTCCAGCCGTACTCCGCAAACGGGATCCCGGTAGCCTTCAGGGCGGAGACCAGCGCCGCGTATTCGCTCGGCATGTGTCATCCCTCCCTCGCGTTGCCTGTCACTTTTTGCACGGTCAGCTCGATGCCGTCGTCCTCCGTGACATAGGTCCGCAGAATTTTGTATCTCTTCCCGCCCAGCTCCAGCAGCGGCTCGTCCCGATACTCGAAGTCGTGCGCCAGGATCACCTTCAGCTCCGGGGCCAGTCCCTGCCCCATCGCCTGATAGGCTTCCTGCATGCCGACAGAGCGGATCGTGCAGAACACGCGCCGCCGCGTTTCCGTGCGCGGTATACCTACGCCTTCGGCCGCCGGACTTACCTGGATCAGGTCGCACACGTCAGCTTTCAGCATGGCCGTCGTCCTCCCCGTAATCGGTATATCCCTCCGCGTGCATCAGCTGGACCTTCTGGACTTCGTAGGCCTCCCGAAGCTGCTCGTAATTCTTCGGCGCCCCGAAGCGCATCGCCGCGTAGGTGAGCACCGCCCGCATGGCCAGCGGGTCCGTCAGCGTGCTTTCGTCCGTCACCGTGTCGCCGTCGATGGAAAAAGTGACGGTACCCGGCAGCACGACCCCGGCGATCGTCAGATCATTCGCGCCGGCCATCAAAAGGCTCGCGATTTCCGGATCATATTCGTCCGCCGTCACCCTCAGGGCCAGCTTGGCTTCATTCAGCATCGTGTCTCACCTCTCAAAAGTAAGAGGCGGAGGATCGCTCCCCCGCCCCTGTGTGTCATTGTCCGATCAGGACGCCGCCTTGGTGTAGCGCACCAGGCCGACGCCGGTGGGCTTGCCATCGCCCAGGGCCATGCCGCGGAACACGGTGGAACCGGTCCGGAAGGCCACAGAAGCGTCGCTCTCGACCTCTACGTCCTTGGCGAAGTTCCAGACATAGCCTTCCTTCAGGTCGCCGAAGATGATGTCGGTGCCGACGCCGTCTTCGATGATCACCGGGAAGCCGAACACGTTGTACTTCGCGGGCGCCTGGGGATCCGCGACCACAACGGGCTGCTTCTGGGTGGTGGTCACGTTCAGCACGTTGCCGTAGAACGTGGCGCGGCTCATGACGAAGCAGGCGTTGGGATCATACTGCGCCGGCAGGCTGCCGATGATGGTCAGCAGGTCTGCGTAGGTAATGGCGGCCTTGGTGTAGGTGCCGGTGGCGGTGATGGTGGCCAGGCCGGTGGGCTCGTTCGTGCCGGTGCCGGCGGCGACTTCCGCAGCCACCAGACGGAAGAGCTTGTTGGCCAGGCGGTCAACCAGCCAGTCCTCGAAAGCGGGGACAGCCATGGCCTTCACGTCCGCGGTGATCTCCACGGTCTTGATCAGCTTGTAGGCGCCCAGGGAAACAGGAGTCAGAGTGTCGGCGCCGTCGGTGGCAGCGGTGCCCATGGCAACCACGGCCGCGGCGTTGATCGTGCCTTCCACGGGCAGGATCACGTTGCCGGGGATGTGCATCACATCGATCGCGTTCAGGATCGGATAGAGCTCCATCTTGCCCCAGATCTTGTTGGCGGTCTCCGTGGGGATGGCAGCGGCGGCCACGACGGCGGTGCGCTCTTCAGCGGTCAGCTCCTTGCCCTGCAGGTTCTTCAGGAAAGCCTCCCGGTATTCGGGAGAATTTACAGCAAAACGATTTTCCATTTTCTTGTCCTCCTCAATGATCTTTTTGCCGTCCATCTTGGCGGCTTCTTCGGCCTTCCGCGCCTCTTCGGCAGCGGCGGCCTTGCGGGCTTCGATCTCGGCCGTGATGGCCTCCATCTCTTTCACCCGCTCTTCCAGTTCATCGGTGGTCAGCGCATCGCGCTTTTCCTCCGCGGTTTCGGCCTTCAGCTCATCCAGGCGAGCCTGGAGCTGTTCGCCGTTCATTTCGTCAAACTTCATCGCGTTTGACCTCCTTGTTCAGGTTTTCCAGCCGCGCGATCAGCGCCGTCCGGCGCTCGTTGTCGGCCTCCTTGGCCCGTTCCTCTGCCAGCTGCTTCCTTGCGCTCTCCAGCGAGGCCCTCGCGCTCTCCAGCGCGGAGTCTTCGGAAGCGGCTTCCAGGCTCGTGCCCTCATACGCCGGGAAGGTCACAGCGGAGA